CTTGATGATGCTTTCCTCGAAAGATTCACAGTTCTAATCGAACAGCCTTTCCCTACTCCATCAGCTGAAAAGAAAATTGTTATCAACCACATGAAACAGTTAGGTGCTGTTGATGATGACTTTGCAGAACATCTAGTTAAGTGGGCTGATGTTATCCGTAAAACATATTACGATGACGGCATTGACGAAGTTGTTTCAACTCGCCGATTATGTCACATCGTTAAAACGTTTTCAATCTTTAATGATAGAATGAAATCTATCAAAATGTGCATCAACCGATTTGACGAAGATACCAATATAGCATTTCTTGATCTGTATTCAAAGGTAGATTCTTCAGTTGAATTTGATAACATTGAAGTAGGAGTTGAATTAACTGTAGAAGAAGACCAAGATAAAATTAACAAAGGAACATTATGAAGATAAGCACATTTACAACTGAAGTTTTTAAAAACTTTGCCAATATTAATCCAAACATTGTAATCAAACCTGGTCAACCAGTAAAAACAATTAGCCCTGCAAAGAGCGTATTGGCTGAGTTTACTCCAGAAGAGACTTTCCCTCAAGAGTTTGGAATTTATGATTTGAATGAATTTCTAGCATCAGTTAACCTTGTTGAAAGTGCTGACCTAGAGTTCGAAGATAAGTTTGTTACAGTAAGTAATAGTAAACAGAAACTCAAGTACTTTTTTAGTGAACCAAGTATTCTTACTTCTCCAGCTAAAAGTCCGGCCATGCCAGATACTGATTTGAGTATCACTATTACTGAAGATCAACTTAACCAAATTCGAAAAGTAGCATCTGTGTTAGGCCACACTGAAGTAGCTATTAGCGGCACTAAAGATAGTGTATCACTTAAAGTATTAGATACTAATGATAATACTGCAAATACATACGAGATTGATGGTTCAACAGTAGAAACAGAACTAAATGAAATTAACTTTGTCTTTCTTATTGCTAACCTAAAAGTTATTCCAGGAGATTATAAAGTAAATATTAGTTCAAAACTAATTTCTTCATGGGAACATGCATCATATCCTGTTAAATACTACATTGCATTAGAACGCAATTCAACTACGAGTAACTAAGATGACTGATTATAAATATGACGAAGATATATACTTAGAAGAATTATACGATTACGTCAATGGAACTTATGACGAACATTATTCTCAGAATAAGTTCCAAGCAACTGAGTTTATTATTGACAGCGGCCATGGTGTAGGATTTACTGTTGGCAATGTGATGAAATACGCACAACGCTATGGCAAAAAAGATGGACATAATCGAAAAGATATTCTAAAAGTTCTACACTATGCTATAATGTTGCTATATGTACATGATGAATATGATCATGAACAAATAATAGATGATTCGGAGTTGTCGCTTGGACCTGACCGGCCATATGATTGGCCTTATGAGCTTGTTAAGCCAATCGATTGGGACATTGAGTTTCCAGGCTTGCCGTTAGTTCAATTCGATCTAGATCTTGAAGAAGATCTTGCAAGCGATCAGGCACTTGAACTTTCTGAAACATACGAAGACTATGTTAAATGGAAGTCTATACATGGGAAATGATAAAGAATTTTTATGGTGTGAAAAATACCGACCTCAGACTGTTGGTGAATGTATATTACCTAAAGACATAAAGTCAACTTTTGCAGATATTGTTAGGGGAGGTGATCTACACAATATGCTGTTAACCGGCACAGCTGGGTTAGGTAAAACAACTATAGCAAAAGCATTATGCAATGAGCTAGATGTTGATTATATACTCATCAATGGTTCTGAGGAAGGTAACATTGATACTCTCCGAGGAAAGATAAAACAATTTGCTTCTAGCGTTTCACTTCAAGGTGGATATAAAGTTGTTATATTAGACGAAGCCGATTATTTGAATGCTCAATCGACTCAACCAGCTTTACGCGGTTTTATTGAAGAGTTTTCTGCTAATTGTCGTTTTATTCTAACATGTAACTTTAGCAATAGAATTATCCAACCTTTACATTCTCGTTGTACAACTATTGATTTTAACTTTACTAAAAAAGATCTACCAAAATTAGCTAACGATTTTCTTAAAAGATGTCAGTATATTTTATCTGAAGAAAACATCAAGTATGATGAAAAGGTCATAGCTGAACTGATAATTAAGCATATGCCAGACTGGCGTAAAGTGATCAATGAGCTGCAAAGATATTCAGCGTCTGGGACAATTGATAGCGGAGTGCTCGTATCCCTCTCTGATGAATCTTTTACTAACCTTATAGGATACCTAAGGGAAAAAGATTTTAAAGCTATGAGAGTCTGGGTGTCACAGAATCTTGACTCTGATCCAACAACATTATATCGTAAGATATATGATACTGCATATGATCATGTTAGCCCCAAGTCTATTCCACAAATGGTATTGATTTTAGCAGATTATAGTTATAAGAATAGCTTTGTTGCAGATTTAGAATTGAATACTGTCGCATGTCTGGTAGAGCTCATGGCTTCGTTGGACTTTGAATGAACACATTAATATATGATTTTGAGACTCTTTCAACACAAGCAACAAATGGAGTTGTTGTAAGTTTAGCAATCCTATTTTACAACGAAAGCTTTTCAAACACATACACGTACGAAGAGCTACTCGCTAATTGTAAATGTATCAAGTTCAATGTAGAAGATCAGGTTAAAAATTATAATCGGGTTATCTCCAAAGACACATTAGATTGGTGGGCTAAACAGTCACCAGAAGCTCGCAAACAATTAACTCCATCATCAAAAGATAAACTAATATCTGAAATAGATGACTTCCTTAGTGAACATGTAGATTTTAAAAGCCTTAAGAAATGTTATACACGAGGAAATACATTTGATCCGATCTTTATGGAATATATCTATAAAGATATTGGTAAAGTAGAACGAATTCCATTCTGGACTATTCGAGACACTAGATCAACTATTGACGGAATGTCTTGGGGTACAAACCTAGATAATAAATTTATCCCAAATGGACTAAAAGAAAAGTTCATTGCTCATGATCCTAGGCATGATATTGTCATGGATGTGATGAGAATGCAAACTTTAGCACAGGCCATTACACAATGAAACCCGAACATATTATCTTAATAGGTACTTTGATACCTACTGTCGCATATTTCACAGTAGCAGCAACATTTCTCTATCAAGGCTTACCATGGAATGCACTGGTCTGGGGCGCATACTCTGCCGCTAATATCGGGCTAATGAAGATTCAAGGAATATTCTAATGGCTGGATTATCGCCATTCGACTATATCAAATCAATCACATCAACTAAAGAAAACATAATGGTTGATGACATTGCTGAAAAGCAATATAACTCATTTATCATTAATAGAGGCCTGTCTTATTTTATAGATACCATTATGTCTGCCAATGAAATGAATCAAAACTCTCATTTACCCAATAAACTTGAGTATGATTTTCTTATAAATAACATTAGTAAGAAAAAACGTTTTTCGAAATGGAATAAGAAAAGCACAAATTCTGATGTTGAAATAATAAAAGAATACTATGGGTACAGCACAGCAAAAGCAGAACAAGTATTAAACTTGTTTAATAATAAAATGCTGGTTGAAATGAAAGGGAAATTGAGTCATGGCGGCAGAACTAAATGATGTAATTGATGATTGGTCACCAACTTCAATGTTAGAAATTACTTTAAATAGCCCAGATGACTTTCTAAAAGTTAAAGAAACTCTCACCCGTATGGGAGTTGCTTCGAGTAAAGATAATATATTGTATCAAAGTGCACATATATTACATAAACAAGGTAGATATTTTATAGTTCATTTCAAAGAACTATTTCTACTAGATGGCCGACCATCCAATCTAACTAAATCTGATTTAACGAGACGTAATACAATTACAACTCTATTATCAGATTGGGGTTTATTGAACATTGTTGATATAACAAGAGTAGAAGAAAAAGCACCTTTAAGGCAAATCAAAGTTATTTCTCATAAAGAAAAAAGTGCGTGGCGTCTTGAAGCAAAATATAATATAGGAAACTAGTAACAATTTAGTAACAAATAGTATCACAAATGTAAATATGGATTTCTTCATGATAAATAATATTATGAAAAGATTTAAATCAACTTTCTACCTATCATTTGAAATCACTATTATACTAATAACACCTATTATAATTATCTGTCTGACGTAAACTAATCCTTTACAATCAGTGCAGAATATGATATAATATACTATATGATGAGAAAGGATATATTATGAGGTTGAAATGCAGTGAGTGCAATGAAAGCGTTTATGGGACAGATTTAATGTCTATCCTTAAAGAACATATTCCAACATGTGATATAACTCCAGATCGTCTGGTCGGTTGTCACCTAGTTACTGTAGCACAATATCAAGAACTTATAGAGTTAGGTCTGTAGTCTATGCGGTTTTACACTAATGTTTCCCGTTATGGAAATAATCTCCTCTATCGTGGACTTGATAACGGCACGCGCGTTAAGCGGAAAATCAAGTACAAACCTACATTATATGTTTCCAGTCCACAAGGTAAATGGACAAGCCTTGATGGTAGTCCAGTCGCACCAATAGAATTTGAGTCTATGCGCGATGCTAAAAATTGGACTGAACAAAATAAAAGTGTTTCAAATCGACACGTCTTTGGTAATACTCGATACCCATATGCCTACATTGCTGAGACCTTTCCAGGTACTATAGACTTTGATCGAAATCTTGTCAATATCACAACAATTGATATCGAAGTAGCATCAGATGATGGATTTCCCCACCCTGATGACGCAGCAAAAGAAGTAACTGCAATTTGTGTCAAAAACAATATTGATGATACCTATTACGTTTTTGCTTGTGGTGAGTATGATGTAGAAAAAGCACTACTAAAAACAAATAGAATTGTTTATGACAAGTGCGATAGTGAAATAGAACTATTAGCTAACTTCCTTTCTCATTGGAACATTGCAAGCAATACTCCCGATATTATTACTGGT